ATGTCCCGCGAAAGCCGTACCCGTCATGCCCCCCGTCCCATGGCCGACCGCCCGACGGCGCCATTTGACTCGGCCGAGTCGGCCTGGTTCTGGTACCAACGCGCCCGCCTGAACCGGGCCGAGGGCGCCCGGTTGCGGGCCGATCCCCTGTCCATGGCCCGCCCCTGCGATCCCGACGACATCGTCCGCGCGGTCACCCGGCTGGCCCGCGCCCGGACCCTTCAGGGGCATCATCTGCGGGTGCTCGACCGGCACGGCCGGCGCCTGACCCCACCGGACGGACGCCTGCCCGAGGAGGCCGCCGACGCCACCATCTGGCACGAGGCCCTGGACCACCTGGCCGCGCCCCTAAGGTCCAAGGGCATCGTCGCATGATGCGGCTCGACCCGCCGGACCCGCCCCCCACCCGGGCGCTGGTGGTGTTCACCGACGGCCAGGACATCTGGTGGCTGCGGCTGTTGCGGCCCGGCTTCCGCCATGTGCTGGTGGCGGTGCGCCGGTCCGACCGTCTTCCCGGCTGCTGGGTGATCGTCAATCCGCTGGCCCACATGACCCGCGTCGACCTGGCGACGGACCGGCCCGGCCTGGATCTGGCCGGCTGGTTCCGGGCGCAGGGGTTGACCGTGGTGGAGACCATGACCCGGACTCCACCCCGTCGCGAGGCCCCCTGGGCACCCCTGACCTGCGTGGAGGTGGTCAAGCGGTTGCTGGGCCTGCAGGCCCGCTGGGTGCTGACGCCCTTCGCGCTCTACCGGTGTTTGACGATGGCGGAGGCGGCGGGCGCGACCGGCGCGCCGCCACCCCGGCGAAAAAGTTTGCCGCCGGACGGATGATCCGGCACTAGAACAAATATCGAACGGGGACACGTGTATCCACACAACTTTGCGCCCTCCGATTTTAGATCGGAGGGCGTTCGCCTGTGGGCACGCCACTGCTCCGCTCGCCCGGCCCAAGCCCAGCCAAGGGAGTCCCGCCCATGGGCTCGCTGTTCGACCTCCCCGACGTGCCCGACTATCCCGCGCCGCTGCCCCCCCTGCCGCCGCCGGATCCGTTGCCGCCGACCCCGCCGGTGCCCGAGCCCGAGCCGCCGCCCGAGCCGGAGCCGCCGCCGCTGCCGCCCGAGCCCGAGCCCGAGCCGGCGCCCGAGCCGGACGACACCGGCGCCGACGAGGCCGAGCGCCAGCGGCGCGCGGCGGAGGAGCGGGCCGCGCGCGGCTGGCGCTCGACGGTCAACACGTCGTTCCGGGGGGTGCTGGATCCGCTTCCCCCCACAAGCTCGTTCGGCTCCAAGACCCTGTTGGGAGACTGACCGCATGGTCCATCCGCAGCCGACCAAGCCGGGCGCGATCGGTGCGCCGGAGGCCGATGACGAGGCGGTCGTGGACAGCCTGATGCGGCGCTGCCGGCGGGCCTGGGCGCGGCGCGAGCGCTGGGTCGGGGTCTGGCGGGAATGCCTCGCCTTCACCATGCCCTACCGGGATTCGGCGGTGGACGCGGGCCTCCCGGGTGGCCGCAAGGGCGGCGGGCTGTTCGATGGCACGGCGCCCGACGCCGTCGATCAGGTGGCGGCCAGCCTGCTTGCCCAACTGACGCCTCCCTGGTCGCGGTGGTTCGACCTGACCGCCGGTCCGGATCTGTCGCCGGCCGACCAGGCGCGCCTGGGTCCGGTGCTCGCCCGGGCCGGCGCGGTGCTGCGCGGCCATTTCGAGGCCGCCGCCTTCGCCGTGGAGATCCACCAGGCGTACCTGGACCTGGTGACCCTGGGCACGGCCTGCCTGCTGTTCGAGGAGGCGGCGCCCGGCGAGCCCTCGGCGTTCCGCTTCACGGCGGTGCCCATGGCCGACGTGGCCCTGGATGAGGGACCGGGGGGCCACCTGGACACCGTGTTCCGGCGGGTGCGGTTGTCACTGCCGGCGTTCCGGGCGCGGTTTCCGGGGGCCGCGCTGCCGCCGGACCTGGAGACGCGCGCGGCGCGGGAGCCCGACCTGGAACTGTCGGTGCTGGAGTGCGTGGTGCCCGACGGGCGCGGCTATGCGTACACGGCGCTGTTGCTGGGCGCGGGCGATCCCGTCGCGACGGTCCTGGACGGTCCGCCGGTCCCCGCCGGCATGGTGCCGGTGCTGGCGCGCGGGCGCTTCGGCGTGTCGCCCTTCATCTGCTTCCGTTGGGGAAAGGCGCCCGGCGAGGTCTATGGCCGCAGCCCGGTGATGAAGGCGCTGCCGGACATCAAAACCGCCAACAAGGTGGTGGAACTGGTGTTGAAGAACGCGTCCATCGCCGTCACCGGCATCTGGCAGGCCGACGACGACGGGGTCCTGAACCCGGCCACCGTGCGCCTGGTCCCCGGGGCCATCATCCCCAAGGCGGTGGGGTCGTCGGGCCTGACGCCGCTGCGCGCGGCCGGGGACTTCGACGTCTCGCAACTGGTGCTGGACGGGCTGCGCCAGCGCATCCGCCACGCCTTGCTGGCCGACAGGCTGGGTCAGCCGGACAGCCCCGGCATGACGGCCACCGAGGTGGTGCACCGCGCCGCCGAGATGGCCCGGGTGCTCGGCGCCTCCTATGGCCGGTTGCAGTCGGAACTGCTGGCGCCCCTGGTGCGGCGGGGGCTGGTGATCCTGCATCGGCGCGGCGAGGTGCCGCCGATCCATCTCGACGGGCGGCTGGTGGACCTGCGCCATGCCTCGCCCCTGGCTCAGCAGCAGCGCATGAGCGACGCCCACGCCACCCTCACCTGGATCAACGCGATCCAGGGGTTGGGACCGGCCGGCGCGGCGGTGCTGGATGGGGAGGGCGCGGCGCGCTGGCTGGCGACCACGCTGGGGGTGCCTGACGAGGCGGTGCGGCGGCCCGGGGCGCGGACGGTTCCGGTCTCTCGGCCGCCGCCGGTCACGACCCGGCCTCCGATACCGCCGCGTGCGGCCGGTGGAGCCGGTGGGGCCGGCGCCGCGCCGGCCCTGTCGGCCCTGGCGCGCGGCGTGTCGTCGACCATGACGGGAGGGGTCGGCCATGGTCGCCGATGACCCCGCGTCCTGGCCCTGGGGACCGGGACCGCTCCCCGCGTCGCCGGGGTCCCCCGAGACCGAGGCCCACGCCGGTCTCGCCCGGGTCGCTGCCCGTGTGTTTCGCGGGGACGACGGCGCCCGGGTGCTGGCGCACCTGCGGGCGCTCACCACCCACCGCCACTTGGGGCCGGAGGCCAGCGACGCGGCGCTGCGGTTCCTGGAGGGGCAACGCGCCCTGGTGGCCCATCTGGAGCGCCTGATCGCCGAGGGCCGCGCCGGGGGATGAGATCCCGAGCCGGGCCGGCGTCACCGGCCGTCGGCGCGGTGACCAAGAAAGACATCCATCCGTTCCGTCTGACCAGGAGAGATCACCATGGTTCATGCCCCTCCGTCCGGCCCCGCCGGCCCCGCCGAGCCGGTGGTGCCTTCTGTCCGGCCGGCGTCTTCCAGACCGCGCGAGAGCTTGGCCGCCCGCTTCCGCGATCCGGTGTCCGGCCGGCTGGACGCGGGTGCGCTGCTGTCCGCCTATGAGGACCTGTTGCGCCGCGCCCAGGCCATGGTGATGGTGCCCGGTCCGGACGCCGACGACACCGTCCGCGCCCGCTTTCGCCGTGCCTTGGGGATCCCCGACGACCCTGGCGGCTATCGGGTCACGGTGCGTCACCCGCGCCTGGCGGTCGACCCCAAGATCAATGCCCGCCTGCATGCCGCCGGCTTCACGCCCGAGCAGGTGCAGGTGGTCTACGATCTGGCGGCCGAGCGGGTCATGCCGGTGATCGAGGCCATGAGCGCCGGCCACCGCGCCGATACCGACCTCGCGGCGCTGGTCCAGCACTTCGGCGGCGACGATCGCTGGAGCCGGATCAGCCGCCAGCTCTCCGCCTGGGGCAAGGCGCACCTGTCGCGCGACGTCTACCGGGCGCTGGCCTCCACCCGCGAGGGCGTGCTCGCCCTGTCCCGCATGATGACCGAGGGCGAACCGGGCCTGGTGGCCGGGGACGGCGGCCTCGGGGGCGCGGGCGGGGCGGGGGAAGAGGACCTGAAGGCGCTGATGCGCGACCCCCGCTACTGGAAGCACCGCGACCCGGCCGTGCTGCGCCGCGTCGCCGAGGGTTTCCGGCGCCTGTACCCGCAGGGATGACGGCGCCCGACCCCAGCCGAGGCTTCATCACCACAAGGAACCCCGCCGATGTCGATCACCATCGACCAGTCGTTCATCAAGCATTTCCAGGCCGACGTGCACCTGGCGTTTCAGCAGATGGGCTCCAAGCTGCGCAACACCGTGCGCGTCAAGGACAGCGTGCAGGGCGCCAGCACCGTGTTCCAGAAGGTGGGCAAGGGCACCGCCTCGACCAAGGCGCGCCATGGCAAGGTTCCGGTCATGAACCTGGACCACACCCCGGTCGAGTGCGAGGTGCAGGACTTCTATGCCGGCGACTGGGTGGACCGCCTGGATGAACTGAAGACCAACATCGACGAGCGCCAGGTGCTGGTGAACGCCGGTGCCTATGCCCTGGGCCGCAAGGCCGACGACCTGATCATCGCGCAACTGGACAGCTCCACCAACCATGCGCTGGACGATGCCTCGGGGCTGACCCTATCCAAGGTGATGGCGGCCTTCGAGATGCTGGGCGCCGCCGACGTGCCCGATGACGGCGAGCGCTACGCCATCGTCGGCTGGAAGCAGTGGTCGGAGCTGATGCAGATCGACGAGTTCTCCCACGCCGACTACGTGGGCGCCGACGACCTGCCCTGGCGCGGCACCCAGGCCAAGAAGTGGCTGGGCACGCTGTGGATGCCCCATTCCGGCCTGACCCTGAGCGGTGGGGTGCGCCGTTGTGCCTGGTACCACAAGACGGCCGTCGGCCACGCCATCGGCGCCGAGGTGCAGTCTGACATCACCTGGCACGGCGACCGGGCCGCGCACTTCGTCAACAACATGATGAGCCAGGGGTCGGTGCTGATCGATGCCAGTGGCGTGATCTCGCTGCGCTGCCTGGAGAGTTAGGCGGGCGCTCCGCGTGAGACTCCCGGCATTCCGTTCTTCTGGAGGATCGAGTCATGGCCTTCACCACCCAGGACTTTTCCGTGCTGTGCTACAGCAACGGCTTCACCCTCTGGCACTACACCACCACCGACGGCGCGGTCACCGGCGCCGGCTACTTCGACGACACCGCGCCCTATGTGCGGGTGGGCGACGTGATGATCTGCAACACGGACACGGACGGTACCCCGGCGGCGGCGTTCTACCGCGTCGCCGGCAACACGGACGGGACGGTGACGGTGGCGGGGGTGTAGGGGGCCGGTCGCTTCCGGATCGGTCGCGCTGGTCTCCGACACCCCTGCCTCTACCCCCGCCCCTCCGGCGGGGGTTTTTTGTGGCCCGCATCATAAGGACACGTCCCATGCCGCTGTCCGCCATCGCCCTGTGCTCGCGCGCGCTGATCAAGCTGGGGGCCGGCCCGATCGCCAGCCTGGACGAGGGGACGGCCGAGGCCCAGGTGGCCACCGTCCTCTATGCGCCGATCCGCGACGCCCTGCTGGCCGCGCATCCCTGGAACTTCGCCACCGCCCAGGCCACGCTGGCCCGTCTGGCCGCCGCGCCGGTGGCCGACTTCGCCCACGCATACCAACTGCCGGCCGGTCATCTGCGCACCCTGTCGGCCGGCGGTCCGGGACGGGGCGAGAGACTGGTCTATCGCATCGCCGAGGACCGCCTGCTGACGGACGCCGAGGCGGTCTCGCTCACCTACATCTTCCGCGCCGATGAAAGCGGTTACCCGCCGCACGTCGCCGAGGCGCTATCGGCGCGTCTGGCGGCCGAATTCTGCCTGCCCCTGACCGAGAGCACCAGCCGGGCCGACCTGCTGGCGCGGCTGGCGGACGAGGCATTCCGCGCCGCCCGCCGGGTGGACGCCCAGGAGGACACGCCGCGCGCCCTCGGCCACTTCCCGCTGGTGGAGGTGCGCGGATGACCCGGGCCAACGACACCCAGACCAACTTCACCGCCGGGGAGCTGTCGCCGGACCTGCAGGGTCGCGCCGACCTGCGCGCCTATGCCAACGGGGCCTCGCGGCTGCGCAACGTGTTCCTGCGGCCCACCGGCGGGGTCACGCGGCGCGACGGCCTGCGCCACGTCGACCGCCTGCCGGGAACGGCGCGCCTGATCGCCTTCGACTTCAACAGCGAGCAGACCTACCTGCTGGCGCTGGGCGATGGGCGCATGGATGTCTACCTGGGGGACGCGCGGGTGTTCAGCCAGTTCACCCCCTGGGACGCCTGGCACCTGCCGGGCCTGTCGTGGACACAGATGGCCGATACCCTGCTGGTGGTGCATCCGGAAACGGCGCCCCGGCGCATCACCCGGGCCGCGCACGATAGCTGGACCATCCGGACCTGGGAGTATCCCCACGAGGGTCACCGCTATTACGAACCCTATCTGCGGTTCGCCCATCCGCTGATCAGCCTGGCGGCCTCCGACGTGCTGGGGGCCGTGACGCTGACCGCCTCGTCGCCGGTGTTCGCGCCCGCGCATGCCGGCACCCGCCTGTTGCTGCGCGGCGCGCCGGTGTCGATCACCGGCTATCAGTCGTCGACCCGGGTATCAGCCACCCTCCATGACGAGATCGTCACCGGCGCCGCCTCCAGCGACTGGGTGGAGCAGGCGTTCTCGCCGGTGCACGGTTATCCGCGCACCGTCACCTTCCACAAGAACCGGCTGGTGGTGGGGGGCTCGCGCGACGTGCCCCATCACCTATGGATGTCCAAGGTGGGGGATTTCTTCAACTTCGACACCGGGGAGGGCCTGGACGACGAGGCCATCTCGTTCGCCCTGATGTCGGACCAGCTCAACGCCATCCGCGCGCTGTTCTCGGCGCGCGACCTTCAGGTGTTCACCTCGGGCGCCGAATGGACCGTCAGCGGCGCGCCCCTGGCCCCGGCCACCGTCACCGCCACGCGCGAGACCCGCATCGGCACCCAGGGGCCCACCGTGGTGCGGCCGCTGAACGTGGACGGCGCCACCCTGTTCGTGGGCGCCAGCGGCCGCGACCTGCGCGAGTACCTGTTCACCGACCTGGAGCAGGCCTACCAGTCGGCCGACCTGGCGCTGCTGGCGCGTCACCTGATCCGGGACCCGGTGGACATGGACTACGACCCGGCCCGGCGCCTGGTCCATGTGGTGCTGGCCGACGGTGCCCTGGCCACCATGACCAACTACCGCGCCGAGCGCGTCACCGCCTGGACCCTGCACACCACCGACGGCGCCTTCAAGGCGGTCGCCGAGACCGGCGGGCAGGTCTACGCGGTCGTGGAGCGTGCCGGCGTCCACGCCCTGGAGCGCTTCGACGCCGCGCTCACGCTGGACGCGGCCCTGGACGGCACGGCGTCCTCGCCCCGCCGGACCTGGAGCGGCCTCGCGCACCTGAACGGGCGCGCCGCGCGGGTGCTGGCCGACGGCGCCGACGCGGGCACGGTCATGGTCGCCGATGGCGCCATCACCCTCGATGCGCCGGCCTCCCGCGTGGTCGTGGGCCTGCCGTTCGCCCACGAGATCGCGCCGCTGCCGCCGGTGGTGTCCGGCGGGCGCGGGGGTGGCCCGGGGACCCTGATCCGCCTGATCCGCGCCACCTTCCGGGTTCGGGACACGGCGGCGCTGGTGGTGGACACCGGCGCCGGTCCCCGGCCTCGGCCGTTCACGACGCTCGGCCCGCATCCCGTGCTCGACCAGCCGCCGGGTCCGCGTGACGGCGACCTGTCGGTGCGCGCCCTGGGCTGGCAGCGTGATCCCCGGGTGCCGCTGTGGCGCGTCGACCAGGACGCGCCGCTGCCCTGCACCGTTCTCAGTGTCACCACCGAAGTGAAGGTCACCGACTGATGGGCCAATTCGCCACGCTCTTCGTTCCCGTCGCCCTGCAAGCGGCCACCACGGCCTGGACCCAGTACGAACAGCATGCGTTGTATGAGCAACAGCGCCAGGAACAGGCGCTCGCCAACCAGGCGTCGGCCGAAGCCGCCCGCCGCCAGGCCGAGGCGTCGGCGCAGACCACGATCCAGTCGGCGGCCATGACCAATCAGGCGGCCTGGGACGCCCACGACCTGTGGACCGAGGACGCGCGCCGCCAGTCGAACGCCCGGATCGCCGACATGCAGCGCGATTATGGCCTGTCCCAGCAGGACCAGGCCGAGGCGTTGCGCCGGGCCAGCGCCAGCGAACGCGCGCGCTTCGCCGGCCGGGGGCTGGACGCGGCCTCGGGGTCGGCGCGCGCGCTCCTGAGCGGCCTGGAAAGCGACACCGCCGACGCCACGCGCCGCGCCTGGGATGACCTGGCCCATGACAGCGGCCGCGTGCACGACGCCACCAGCGATGCCATCCGCGACAACTGGCAGGCCACCGCCGACCAGACCCGCACCCGCGCGGAACAGGCCAACCTGGATGTCTGGGGGCGGCAAGCGGACCTCGACCTCTATCTGTACAACCTGGGCGTCCAGTCCGCCGCCGATCAGCGCCAGGACCTGCTGGACCTGACGCTGAGCAACCAGCGCGCCCTGCTGGGCCTGACCGGGACGAGTTTCAACTCCGTCGCCACCGGTCTGCAAAGCAGGTTTAACGGCTGATCGGGGCGGAGGGGCCGGGCCATGACCACGCATATCCAGATCGGGGACACGCGGCCCCGCATCCAGTATCTCGGGGACGGCAACCAGACCGTGTTTCCCTATCCCTTCGCCCTCTTTCGCGAGGCCGATCTGGCGGTCTACCTCGACGACGATCCGCAGGACGGCGGCTATGCGGTGTCCGGCGCCGGGGACAGCGGCGGCGGCACGGTGACCTTCACCAGCGCGCCGGCCGTGGGCCAGCGGGTCACCCTGCTGCGACACCTGGCCATCGCCCGGGTCACCGATTTCCAGGCGGGGGGGGCGCTGCGCGCCGCCGCCCTCAACGACGAACTGGACCACCTGACCGCCGTCGACCAGCAACTGGACGAGGCGCTGAGCCGCGCCGTGCGGGTGCCGGCCACGGCCCCCGACGGGGTGGCCGCCGCCCTGCCACAGCCCGCGCCCGGGGCCGTGATCGGCTGGAACGAGACCGCCACCGCCCTGGTCAACGATCCGCACAACTACGCCGGGTTTTCCGAGGCGCTGGCCGCCATCCACGCCGCCGCCGGCGCGGGCGCGGTGGCCCTCGGCCACGCCGGCCGGGCCGCCGGCTGGGCCCGGGACGCCGCCCTGTCCGCCTGGCTGGTGGGGTTGCGGGAAGATGACAGCGGCGATGCCCGGGCCACCGCCGTCGCCGCCGCCGACCGTGCCGAGCGGTGGGCCGACGATGCCGCCCGCTCGGCGTGGCGGGCGGCGATGGAGAGCGGCCGGGACGGCGGCGACCTGACGGTCGCCAGCCTGACCACCACCGGCGCGGTGCATGTCGGGGGCGCGCTGGTGGTGACCGGGGGACCGGTGTCGGCTCCCCTGGTGGACTACGGCGTCGCGCGCTTCACCGTCGCGGTGGCGAGTGCCGGCGCCACGGTCGCCGTGGACCCGGCCGACGGCGAGGTCCAGGCCCATACGCTGACGGCCGATACGCGCTTCACGCTGCCCGATCCTCCGGCGGGGCGGGGCTACTCGGTGTCGCTCAAGCTGATCCAGGACGCCACTGGCGGCCGGGCACCGGTTTTCGAACAAGCCGACGCCACCGCCGCCCGCTGGCTGGGCGGATCGGCGCCCGCGTGGCAGACCGTGGCCGGCGCCTTCGACCTGGTGGTGCTGACCCACGACGGCACCGACCTGATCGCCCTCCATGCCGGGGGGACGACCTGATGCTGGGGCAGGCGACCCTGCGGGGCGGGGCCGGCGCCGTTTCGGCGGTTCTGGTCCGGGATGGCGCCCTTGGTCCGGCGGCGACCTTCGCGCGAGCCTCCCCGGCTCGGTGGACGACGGCCGCCGGCCTGCTGGACACGGCGGCGCCTGAAACTCCGCGCGCCGACCACGATCCGATGACGGGCGCGCCTCGCGGCGTGCTGATCGAACCCGCCCGCACGAACCACCTGCTCGCCTCGGATGCCATGGCGGGCGCGCCCTGGCAGACTCTCGCCGCCAGCGTCGCCGCCGACACGGTCGCCGGCCCGGACGGATCGACCCGCGCCGAGACCCTGACCGAGAGCATGGCGACGGGCATCCACACGCTCTACCAGAGCGGCCTGTCGTACGCGGCGGGCCAGCCGCACACCCTGTCGGTGTTCGCCAAGACCAACGGCCGCGAGCGCCTGCAACTGGTGCTGCCGTCCACCGCCTTCGGGGTGGTGTGCTCGGCCGTGTTCGACCTGACCACCGGCGCCGTGGTGGCCACCGAGGGGCCGGTGTCCCACGGCCTGGTCCACTGGCCGGGTGGCTGGATGCGTTGCGCCGTGACGGCGACTAGCGCGGCCGGCGGCACCAGCAACGCGCATGTTCGCCTGCGCACCCTCGGCGGCTCGTCCGCCTACGCGGGGGACGGGGTCAGCGGGGTGCATCTGTGGGGCGCGCAACTGGAACGGGGGGAGGATCCGTCCAGCCCCATCGCCACCGTTGGCGCGCCGGCCACCCGCGCCGCCGACAGCCTGACCTACGCGCCGCCGTATCCCAGCGATCTCCATCTGGTCGGCCAGGCGCCGGACGGCACCGGCTATCCGCCGGCCCGCCCGCTTGTCGTTCGCGGCCGGAGCACGGCCTGGACGGCGCCGCCCGGCCTCTGGAGCAGCATCCACGCGAGGACCGCCGCATGACCACGATGATCTATCCCACGCTTCACCTGCTGGCCCGCCCCGACGTCATGCCCTCGGGGTTGCACGTCACGCGCGCGTCCGAGGCCACGCGCGTCAACGCCCTGGGTCGGGTGGAGACGGTGTCCGCCCATGTGCTCCGCCACGACTACGCGCCCGACACCGGGGTGTATCGCGGCTGGCTGGTGGAGGAGGCTCGCACCAACCAGGTGCGGTTCTCCCAGGTCCTGACCCAGGCGCCCTGGCTGACCGGCGACGCCACCGTGACCGCCAGGGCGGTCCTGGCGCCCGATGGCGTGAGCCTTGCCGGCACGCTGACGGAAACCGCCGCGACCGCCGTCCACACGCTGTTCCAGGAGTCCCTGTCGTTCACCGCCGGGCAGCGCTACGCCCTGTCGGTGTTCGCCAAGGCCAACGGCCGCGAGCGCCTGCAGCTGGTGCTGCCCTCGACGGCCTTTGGCGTGGTCCAGTCGGCGGTGTTCGACCTGGGCGGCGGCAGCATCGGCGCCACCGAGGGCGATCCCGCGCCGACCATCGAGGTCTTCACCGACGGCTGGGTTCGCTGCGCCCTCTCGGCGACGGCCACCGGCACCGCGCTCTCGCCGGTGCACCTGCGGCTGCGCGACACCGGTGCCGTGTCCAGCTACACCGGCGACGGCGTCAGCGGCGCCCACCTGTGGGGGGTGCAACTGGAGGCCGGGGCCGCGCCGTCCTCCCTCATCGCCACTACCACGGCGCCGGCGACCCGGGCGGCCGACCGGCTGCGCATGACCCTCGGCGCCGGTGACGTCCACCCCCACCAGGGGACCCTGATGGCGCGCGGCGCCGTGCCCGCCGGCCTGGCCGCGCCGCTGGTGGAGCTGAGCGACGGGACCGCCGACGCCCGCATGACCCTGAGCGTCGACGCACAGGCCGGCTCAGCCGCCTTCACCGTCGTCGACGGCGGCGCGACGGTGGCCGCGCTCAGCCGCGATGGCGTGACCGGCGGCGCCGAGGTCCGCGCCGCCGCCGCCTATGCCGACGACGACGTCGCCCTCGCCCTGGGGGGATCCGCGCTGGCGACCGACGGCGACGCGACCGTGCCGACGGTCACCACCCTGACCTTGGGCGGGACCGCGTCCGGCGCTGTCGGCCCGCGCTGCTGGGTCCGGCAGGTGGGCGTGTTTCCCCGGCGCCTCGGCGACGGGGACCTCCAGAGCCTGAGTGCGTGACCCGTGTTGTTTCCCGTGGAGCCGAAGCCCCCATGACTGTTCAGGATCTCTCCGACGCCCGCGATCGCCTGCGCCGTACCCTGCCCGGGACCCTGCGGGCGGCGCTGGATGCCTACGACGCCTTCGCCGCCCGGCCGGTGCCCGCCGACGCCAGGGAGTTCGGCGCCTGGCAGGGGGGCTGCAAGGCGGCGCTGGGTCACGTGGAGTTGCTGCTGAAGCTGGGCGCCCGCGTGGGGCTGGCGCTGTCGCCCCCCGGCGCGACGGCCGGGGACACGGCGCTGGCGGACCTGCTGGCGCGAGCGCGCGCGGCCATGGCCGAGGAAGGCGCCGCCGCCGGGGTGGAGGAGGGCGTGGATGACCCCTGACTCGTCCGTGTCCTTCGCCGAGTTCCTCTGGGTCTGGAACCACCTTCAGGGGCGCGGCACGCCCGCCCATCACGCCCGCATGGCGCGCTGGCTGGAAGCGCGGCGGGCGGACGGCGGGCGAGGGTGCCTGCTGATGGCCTTCCGGGGCTCGGGCAAGTCCACCGTGGTCGGCCTGTTCTGCGCCTGGCTGCTGGCCCGCGACCCGAACACCCGCATCCTGGTGCTGGCCGCCGAGCACGCGCTGGCCAGCCGCATGACCCGCGCCGTCAAGCGGGTGATCGAGCGACACCCGCTCACCCGGGGCCTCAAGCCCCGTCGTCCCGACCAGTGGGCGGCCGACCAGATCACGGTCGAGCGTCCGCTTGAGTCCCGCGACCCCTCCCTGATGGCGCGCGGCATCACCGGCAACCTGACCGGCAGCCGCGCCGACGTCATCGTCTGCGATGACGTCGAGGTGCCCAACACCAGCGACACCCTGGTCAAACGCGCCCAGCTGCGCGCCCGGCTGGGGGAGCTGGACTACATCCTGACCCCCGGCGGGGTGATGGTCTATGTGGGCACGCCGCACGCCTACCACTCCCTCTATGCCGCCGAGGCGCGCCCGGAGGCCGGCGAGACCCAGCCGTTCCTGGCCGGGTTTCCGCGCCTGGAGATCCCCTTGCTGGACGCCGAGGGGCGCAGCGCCTGGCCGGAGCGGTTCTCCATGGCCGTGATCGAGCAGATCCGCCGCCGCCAGGGGCCCAACGCCTTCGCCAGCCAGATGCAGTTGCGGCCGGTGAACCTGGTCGACAGCCGGCTCGATCCGGACCGCTTGCGGCGCTACGACGACGACCTGGTGGTCTCCGAGGCGGCCGGACGGCCGGTGTTGCGTCTGGCCGGGCGGCGGCTGGTCTCGGTCGCCTGCTGGTGGGATCCGGCCCTGGGCGATCCCGCGCGCGGGGGCGATGCCAGCGTCATCGCCGCCCTGTTCACCGCCGAGGACGGCTCCTACTGGCTGCACCGCATCGCCTACCTGACCAGCGCCGGGGGGACCGGGGACGCCGCCTCGGACCTGTGCCGCCAGGTGGCCGGCGTCGTCCGCGACCTGGACCTGCCGGCGGTCACCGTGGAGACCAACGGCCTCGGCCGCTTCCTGCCGGGCCTGCTGCGCAAGGTGCTGCGCGAGGACGGGGTGGGGGCGGCGGTCCTGGAACACGCCAGCCACCGTCCCAAGGCGCTGCGCATCGTCGCCGCCTTCGATCCGGTGCTGGCCGCCGGGGTCTTGTGGGTGCATCGCTCGGTCTGGGACACGCCGTTCATCGCCGAGATGCGCGCCTGGACGCCCCAGGGTGGCGGAGGCGGCCACGACGACGGCCTGGACGCCGTGGCCGGCTGCCTGGCGGCGGAGCCGGTGCGCCTGGGCCATGGCGCCGCCGCCGGTCCGCGCGCCGGCGCCTGGCGCCCGGGCGCCGGCCAGGTCGACGCCGCCGACGATGACTGGACCCCGTGAGGGCGAGGCGCTGCCCCACACCCGTCAATGACACAGCCTGTCCCGAACACGAGGAGACAAACGCATGGGTGGTTTTGGAAACGCATCGCCGACTGAGTGGGATTGGTCAGGTCAGGCTCCGGCCGCCCCGGCCCCGACCCGGCCGCGTATGCGCGATTTGCCCGCGCGATATGATCAGGACCCCCCATGGACGATGACAGATCTGGGAGCAGGCGCGCCGCCGGCGGACCCCGGCGCGGCAGAG